CTCGCGCCGCTGAATAAAGACGACGCGAGCGAAGCGAGCGCGTACCTCGCCCTTCTTCTTCTTTCTGTGAAGCTTGTTCCACGCGGAACGTACGCGTTTCTTCAGAGAGAGAGAGAAGATAAAAGCTCTTACAGATGAGCTTCGTTTTCTATTGCTTCTATTTTTTTTAGAGATGAGCTTGGTTCCGTTGCGCTCGTGAAGTCAGAGACCTAACGTATACAGGAACACGGGCACCGGGGGTGGAGTCACCCGGATCGACCCCCCTTTTTCGGCCGATCCGATCGTGCCCTAGGCTGAGCGCTTCAGGTTAACACCACGCGCATTATCAGACCTTGGTGCCTAGATTAGCCTGTGGAAAACCCTGCTAACCTGAACCGTGGAACAAGCGAAAGTCATTCGGAGAGTGTATCGGGCGGATTATCCGGTGGGCGCTGCACGTCCGGCAGACCGCCAGCCGCCAGCCGCAAGGGATCAACCGGCTGGACTTCGGCACTATCGAGCAGAGCGCCGGACGCGGGATCGTAAAACTCATGAATCACCGTCAGCGGCATCGAGCGCACCTGAGCATTCACCTCCACTCGCTCAGACGGACGGCCGAACATATACGCCAGGATCAGCCCAAGCGCCTTTACAGCCTCTTGAACGGACGAATTAGGCGACATCGCGATCTCATGCAGGCGTAGCGCGTACTTCCGCCCGTTCTTACCGCCGAGTCGCTGAAACTCCCGAATGATATTGAGCGCTTGATTGCGCGGCCGGTGAGTAGACTTCCCGCCAGGATTACCCGACTGGCCCGGCTTCCACGGCATGCCCCACAAACCTCATTCAGCGGCACCGACGCAGCCCTAACCCCTTAACGAGCTCTAGAACCCGACAACAGGCCGAAGCGCTGACGACGACTCACGACTGTATCAGAGCGCCGCTCGCGAGCCCTGGACGGCCGCAGGAACGACGAACGCGAGCAGCCCCGATTATCCGCCCGTCTCACGTCCTCGCAAGTTTACGGCAATCATCGCGACGACACGACAAAAAGCTTAAGAAAAACACGCATCGAAAAAAAGAGTGCAATCGTGTGAACTTACCACTTGCTAACCAAAATAACCACATGGTAAGCTTAGAGACATGGAGAGACACGCACATATGACGACAGACCGCCCGACGAAGGAGAGAGCAATGAGACAGACAGTGAGACGACCAAAGAGCGGAGGGGGATACGTAAGCGGGTACTTCAGAGCGATTGAAGGATTCGCGCATGGTTGGTTCGCGTTTGCGACGGCCGAGGGCGAGCCTGGAGAGCCGCCGAGCTTTGCGGTATATGAAGACGACGGACGGGGCAACGGCGATTACTGCGGCTCGTATGCGACGTTCGACGCCGCCTGCGACGCGATCGATCGGATGGTTGACGCGATTGAGAGCGATCGCCGCGCCGTGCAGGACGCAAAGACAGCAGCCAGGGAGCGGGGCAAGTAATGCCCCGCACGATCATCCCGAACGATCGGTAACCGCGTCGCGCTTTGCGGAGAGGCCACGGCTTGCCCCGTGGCCCTTTCGGAACGTCCGACAGAACCGGCCGACTCCACGCGAGCAATACCGCTCGCGAGACACGACAGAGAAAGACACGAGCAGAGACACATGGCCCACAACTTAGCCACGATTAACGGTTCCATCGCGATGATGTACCAGAACGCGTCACCCTGGCATGGTCTGGGGAAACGCATCAGCGGCACGGTAGACGTACAGACCGCGCTCACCGCCGCGACCCTGGACTGGACGGTCCGCCGCGAAGCGCTGTACCTCGCCGACGGCCGCAAGCTTGACGAACGCTTCGCCACGGTTCGCGATCTCGACAACGCGATCCTGGGCACCGTCGGCCCCGACTACACGATCCTTCAGAACGCCGACGCGTTCGGCATCCTGAACGACGTCTGCGCCGAATTCGGCGTCACGATCGAAACGGCCGGAGCGCTTGGCAAGGGCGAACGCGTGTGGATGCTCGCGAAGATGCCCGAACCCATCGAACCGATCGCCGGAGACAAAATCAACGGCTACGCCCTCGTCATGACCGGGCACACCGGGACGCAATCATACGTCACGCAATTGACGCCCATCCGCGTGGTTTGCCAAAACACCCTGAACGCCGCGACCGCATCCGGGCAGGCCATGCTTCGGATCCGCCACACGTCCAGCAGCCCGAAGCGCCTGGACGAAGCGAAGCGCCTCATGAACTCCCTCACGAAAGCCCTGCACGCGTCGAAACAGACGTACGGCGACCTCGCACGGCAAGCCATGACGCCGCAAGACATCGCGAAGTACATCGAAACCGTGTTTCCGACGCCCGCCGGAGAAGCGCCGAACGCCCACCTACGCGGACGCCGGGATCAGGTCGCCGCGCTCGTCTTCGCGGGACGTGGCGCAGACATGGCTAATCAGGACATGCCAAGCGGTACCGCCTCCGCCTGGGCAGCCTATAACGCCGTCACGGAGTACTTCGACCACGTTCGCCCGGCCGAAGCGAAAAGCGCCAGCGCCCGCCAGAGCGCCAACGAATCCGCGATCTTCGGATCGTTCGCGACCGTGAAACTGAACGCCCTACAGATCATCCGGCAACAGTTAGTCGCCGCCTAGCTTCGACCGCTGCACATAGGACCGGACGCCGGACGCGTCCGGTCACTTGTGGAACGGCCGATCATGGCCCGACCCGAACAAGGAACAAAACTCATGACACAGCAGATCGATAGCGTTTGCGACCTCTGCAACAGAATCGCAGATTGGAGAATCCGAGACCGAGACGGCAACATCCGCGCTGCCGCTTGTCGGCAGCACCAGAACGAACGAAGAACGAGCTTCTACGAGATGTGGTGTGCCGACCATCCACTCACAAAGCACATGGACGACAAACCGGAACCGGAGAACTACTAAATGACCCGACTGCCGACCTTCGACCCACAACGACCCGACGAAACCCGCCAGCAGTACGGCTTGCGAGCGCTCGCGTTCGTGCTCGCGACCAACGTTACCGCCACCCTGGACGACGACGCCCTAGCGCTTGCCGATCATGTGTACCCGATCGCCATCGCCGCTCACGACATTTTGCCGATCGCGGTCGATCGCTTGAGCGCTGCACGGCTTGCCATTCTCGCAAGCTTGAAGGCCCGCAAAGCCCTGGACCGCGAGCAAACGCCCGACAGCCCGACAGCCGTACCGAGCGCCCGCCAGGAGACGCCCGACGGCGGCACCAAAGTACCCACGCACCCGACGCCGACACCGCAACCACCGCCACCGTTCGCGCTCGTACCCGACTACGTAGCCGATCCATTTTGAAGGAGACCGCCATCATGAAACCCCGTTTCTTAGTCTCATACGCCGGAGAGGTGGACTACGACGTAGCGGGCGAACGCTACCGCGTCCGCTACTTCGGTATCCCTCACATACCGTGGAATACGAACGTATGGCAAGGTCAAATCCTGCCGGAAATCGGAACCGTCCGCTACGACGACAGCCGAAAATTCCACACCTTCCCGCCAGCCGCAATCGTGGAACTTTTCCCCGGATTCGTCGGCGCTCGCTGGAATACCGACACATGGACCCTGGAGTACGACGGACCCGCGCCGACGCTCATCCCGCACCCGAAAGTATCCGACTACATCACTTTCGCGAACCCGCACGATCCCGACCAACAACCAACGACAGAAACGGAGACCGCCTAGCATGGACAACCGAGAACCGACCCGCACCCGACGCGAAGGAACCCGCGTCACCAAGACGACGACGCCCGACGACAAGATCGCCGCGATCCGTCGGATCGTCAGCGAAAAACAATACGCCAAGATTGACGGCTTGATGGTAGACGGCTTTACCGCGTCCGCCATCATCGCCGTATTCGACGCACTGAGCCCCGAGAACCAAGCCCGGTATCTGCAATTCAGCATCCCGAGAATGGCGAGTATCGCATTCAAACTCATTAAGTAGGGTGACGACAGGACGAGCGCCGCGCTTGTCCTGTAACCCCCGCGATCGGTCCGAACGCCGATCAGGAAAGGAGTAACCCCAAGGTAATTACATGGTATATATACTGTTACTTGCGTCCGCGCTCGCGAGCGCTCCACTCCCGATCGCCATCCCTGGAATGATCGTGTTTTGGATCTTCGTCGCGATCGTGACGCGGGAAAGGAACGACCGCCCGTAATGGACTATCTGTTGAAAGACGTAGACGAAAGCACCTGGAGACTAGCCAAAAGCAGAGCAGCCGCCGAAGGCAGGACGATGAAAGCAGTAATCATGCTCTGCCTCAACTTGTACGGCCGAGACCGTATCGACTTGGATGGACTCATCCGCGTATTACGACGCAAGGAGAAACCCGAGTAATGGCCGACTACTACCGCGAAGCCTTTCAACTGTTACGTGCGACCGTGGCCGACATGCAGGACAGTAACAGCCTACTAGTCGAAGCTTCCAACCGCATCGCTGAAGCCTCGCACCTCATGATCGGCGCATCGCAAGCACAGACACGCGCCGGTCAGAAGCTTATCGACGCCACCGACGCCATTATCAACGCCAAGGAAGAACGGGAAGACCTCCGCGAGACGGTCAACCGCCTGGAACGATTGGTACTGGAACAAACCCAAGCCATTAACGAACTCCGTCACGAACGCGACAACGGAAAGCAGTAGGAACACTTATGATCGCCCGATTCATGCAAGCCATTTTCTTTACCGTCCTCACCCTTATCGGTTTCGCCTATTGGTGGCCGATCGGAATCGTCCTCGCGATCGGTCTCCTATTGAACCTGCTAGGCACCGCGATCGAGGTATACATGAACAAGGCCGACGAACGGCCGAAGACGTAGACACCTCGCAGAACCCGCCACACGCCCCCAGGAACCACGATCGGCGCATCCGACAAGGGACGCGCCGATCGCCGCTCACCGCACCGGGACGAGCCCGACAAGGTGCACCACGACGAGCAGCAGCACCGCCACCCACAACGGCGCTTTGCCGAGCGCCGACGCCACGACGACCACGAACGCCGCGAGCACAAGCAGAAGCGTCACCGTCAGCATCCGCGTACCCTCCGGCCCGGCCGATCTGCACGGCCAGTGCCGACGGCCCGAGCCCCGAGCCCCCGGCCGGGGGGGGGCCATTCAGATCGGCCCCTGGGGGAAAAATCCACGCCTTTTTTTAGGAGCGTCGCCTGAAATTTCCAGATCGGATTTTCCGGAACGGCCCCCCGGTCTTTTTTAGTTACGCGGCCGGAAATTCTGGAATGGCATTTTCCTGAAACGCCCCCCGGTTGAGCAGCGGGCGAAGCTCATACAGGATCACGAGCGGCAAGCCGCAGCGCTCGCATTCGATCGTCACGAGATCGCGGCCGTAGCAACTGACATGGACGCGCCGGTAGCCGCACCGGGCGAGACGGCACGCCATGACGAACCGGCGAACCACCACGCCGTCAGCATCGGGCAGAACGATGCCGATCGCCATCAGGATTGTCGGAACCAACTCGCCGCTAAGTGAAGTCACGTCATGAAGCGTCATAGACGGTCACGTATTTCTGGTTTGCAAAATACCCAATGAATCCGCGCTCGCTCGTGGTTTTCGTAAGCAGTCCGTATTCGTTTTACGTAAGTCTGTAAGTGATTGACAGGCAGGCAGTAAGCGGATTTCCCTGTTGGATGCCAAGAGGTTCAGTAAGCAATCAGTTAGCAATCCCAGTTGGCACTTCGATCGACACACACTTACGGGCAGGCCGACGTAGCTCAATCCGGCAGAGCACCGCATTCGTAATGCGGGGGTTATCGGTTCGATTCCGATCGTCGGCTCCACCCCCTACTTCCCCCAATTGCGGATCTCGTCCGCGAACCCTTTGGTGGCCGTCGTCGGCCGGTACTTGTAGTAGAAACGCTGCGTCGTCAACACATGCTTGTGGCCGAGTTGGTGACTCACCCACGCCAGTTTGCGATCCCAATGCTCCACCAGATGCGACGTGGCAAAGCTATCCCGAAAGTCATACAGCGTGTGCCCCTGGATGCCGCACGCCTTCATCACCCGGCCGAACACCAGCCGCACATGACTGTCCTGAAAGGCCCGCGTCCCCCGACGGCTCGTGAACACATACGGGCTCTGCTGAATGACCCGGCGCAAGAGCGCTTGCCGCTGAATCGGTCGCCACTGCAATAGCCGCTCCGCCACCAGACTCGTCATGTCGATCGTCCGGCACTCGTGCGTCTTCGGCGGCTTGTCCGTCTTCCCGGCCGGAGACCAATTCAGTTCGATCCTGACCTTCAATCGATCAAAATCCAATGCCGTCCACTTGAGCGCCGCCGCTTCCCCAGGACGCACGCCCACGTCATAGAGGAACTGAAAGTACGGAAGCCAGTCAGCCTCACACGCTTCAATGTGATCGAAGATCCGAGCGATCTCGTCCGGCGTGAACGGATTCGGCTCCGGCTCGCTGTCTTCCTCCCCGCGTTTCCGAAGCATCCGGCCAAGCGAATAACACGGGTTATGGTTGAGTTTCCCGGCAAACACCGCATAGCTACAAAACGCACTGAACGCCCGATGCACCCGCCGCCTGGTACTCAAACTCACGCCCGCTTTGTACAGGCCGGTTTCAAAATCCGCGACCACTTTGGGCGTCAGTGTCGCGTCACTGACAATCAGATCGCCTAGGCCGGGAGAGCGTTTGTGCCCCGGCTTCGGCGCGAGATAGCTTCTGACGCAGTTCTGATAGCCGTGATGCGTCGCCGCTTCCCGCTGCCCTTCCACATGCGCCAACCAATCCACGGCCAGCGCCCCCACCGAATCCGCCCGCCAATGCTGCACGCGGACAGGCAGGATCAGATCCGGCTGAGCGAGCGCGGCCAGCATCCGCACCTTGAAGTCTTCGGCGTCCTGCTGTGTCGCGAACCATTCCGATTTTTGCTTCCGACGACCGATCCGGCCCGGCTCATACACATTCCAGAACACGCCCCACTGGAGCTTGCGCCACTCCCGCTCAGACGGCGAGCACTGACTGACGCGTAACGTCGTCCCTCGTGGTCGCCCGCTCATGACTGCACCCACCCCTTGAGATACGTCAAAAGGAGCGCCCGAATCGAAATGCCCTCCCGCTTCGACTTCTCCTGCACTTCACGCCAGAGCCCGGCCGGGATCGCATCCAGCGTGTACTTCTTCCCAGTGTCGCCGTGCGGCCGGAACGCCTTGGAGTATCCGCGCTTCGGCGGCACCACCACGCGCACGTACCCGCCGCGCCTCACCGCCCCACCCGTCGCGCCTTCCGCGCCTTCCGGAGCGCGTCCGGATTCCCCACGGGAAGTCCTTGCGCCCGCCGATTCGCCACCGTGCGCTTCGCCACTAGCCGTCGCGTCCGCGTCGTAATCCGGTCCCGCTGAGTGGCAATCGCCGCGCAGACTTCCGACGGCAGCATCAGCCGCAACGGTTCCTCAGCCGACGACCGCTGAAGGAATACGACCTCGCGGCCGTCAGCCCTCAGCGTATCAATGATCCATGACTCCGTATGCCCCAACAGATCAATCAGATTAATCGTGCTGTTCACGCGGACGACTTCCGGGTGATTCAACTTCTCCCGAAAGTTAATCGAAAACGGGTCAGTCGGTAATTGTGTCTTGTCGCCCATACGATGCACCTCTCAGGTGATCGTATATCAAAATCATGGGATTGTCAAATCACAGGATTTACATCAACGCCCCCGGATACTTCGGACCGCCGCCGCGACCCGCTCATCCAGCGCCGCCTTCGCCGGATGCCGCTTCGCCGGACCAAAGGCATGCACCCAGGCGTCAAACTCCCGTTTCGCGATCAATACCCGGCCGCGCCCTTTCGTGGACGTGACGACATGATGATTGGGCAAGGGATTGACCGGATCATCCATGTACCGGCGCAGCGTCCGCACGGACAGCCCGCTGTACTCCGCGAGCCCTTCAATATCGAAATACCGATCGCCGTTGGTCTCCGTCGCGGCCATGCCCCGCCCCCTTTTTACTTGCGTCGCCAGTCGTCGGCTTGTGGGCACGTCTGGAAATGAACCGGCGTGATGTCGGTGTCAATCACTTCAATCACCCGATCGTCGCGCAGGAGATCGCCTTGCGTCAGCGTCGCCACAATCGGCGGATTGAACGGCATCCGCTTGCCGCTCGTCAGTTCCGCCCATTCAATGTCGGCCCCGCACGACCGGCACCGCCCCATCCCCTTGCTGTCAGCGTAAATCTTGAGTGTGCGCCCCATAGAGGTGCCCCGACGTAACGACCGTGACCGGAATGCTCGCCCGCCGCGCCCGCTGCACCATGTCTGCCGTGCCCTTGGATTCGGTCAGCCGATCATGAAAGGCAATCACCCGTGCAATCTCCGGATGCCGGTCGAGCATCGTTTGATTGCGAATCGGCCCCGCCCGCTTGCCGTGCGTCTGCCAGTCGGCTTTGTGCTCAACCACCTGATAGCCCAGAGACCGCGCCACACGCGCACACATGGCATCCGCGCCCCGCATCCCGCCATGCACGACGATCGTTCCCGGCCCCAGGCTCGTCAGCACGCGCCGGATCACACCGACATACGCCCACTCCCGATCACCGCAGCACAGGACGGTCATGAGCCTTCGCGTCCGATTCATCGTCGAGCTTCAGAAACGTCGTCAGCAACCGCATCGAATCAAGCTCCGAGACGGGAATGAAAAAGGCCGGACGGTTTTTCTTATAGGGATCGCCCCAATAGCGTTGATCCTTGCCGTCGGCCCCGAGCTTCCAGCCGCGCAGCGTGAACGACGGCCCCAAGCCGGTCACGAGCAGGTACGGCAGATCGTCCTTGTCCCGCTCATGCAGAATCAGATACGGGACACCGCTCCATCGGACTTCCACGCCCTTCACGTCACTCGCCTTGAAGTTGTCGAGCGCCCCCATGCCTTCCCAATGCCGCCCGAGATACTTCGCCGCCGCCACTTCCGCCAGCGCCCCGGTGATGTGCAGATTCCAGCCCGACGCCGGATCAGCCCCGTACCGATCCTGCCGTCCTTGCATGAGATTTGCGATCTGCCGCTCGCCCCCGCAGAGCAGCCCTTGTCGCATTTCCGCCGCGTTCAGCGTCACCATCCCGTCGCCCGGCATCGTCCACCTCACGATCCGATTCTTCAAAGCGCATGAAGGTACACAACTGGTGCGCCTGCACCTGTAGGCTGGCCGTCACACAGCCCGCTGCCAGCGCCCGCGCCGTAACCTCATCCACGAGTAGATAAAAGCGCGTGCCATAGATCGGCACATGCCACGGTTCCGGTCGCACCACTCTCACGCCTCGTCAAAGAGCGGCAACGGCCGCGCCGGAAGTGTCGCCTGCCGGACGAGCGCCCGAAGCGCCTGTTGCTTGGTCTCAAATAGTTCCTTCGCCGCCTTCGCCGCGCTATGTGCCGCCTGGAACGTCGTTTCCGCTTCGTCGCACTCCCGCTCCGCGTCGCCAATGTCCGCGAGCAGATGGGCCGCGTCCGTACAGGCCGGTTCAAAGGGCTCGAAATCTTTCAGGTTGCTCATCACATGCGCGGCTTCGTCGAGCGCGAGCGTATAGCCCCCGAGCCGGTGCCGACAGGCCGTGGCATCCGTGATCGACGCCGCTGCCAGAATTTCCCCCGACGGATCAACCTCCACGACGAAGACCGACCCGTAGACCTTGTGCCGAATAAACGTGCGACTCATGCGCCCTCCTTCGGATACGGATGATCTTCGTGCCAGTCTTCGATCGCCTGCTGAATCGCCACTGACAACGAGCGCACCCGCTGAGCGTGAATGTCCGCCGAGTCCTTGTTATTCGGCTCGTCCAAGAGAAAGTGTTCCGCCAAATCCTGACAGGCCGGATCGAACGTCCGCACAACAACCATGTCGCCCCCCTTTCACAACCGCTCAATCAACGGCGTCCGGCATCGATCAGGAAAGCGCCACGCTTCCTTGCTGGCATTGATCGGCACGCGCAACGCCTGAATCTGTTCCCGCTCAATGGCTGACAGCCGCGCCGTGCCCGCCTTCACCTGAATCAACCGGATATCGAGCCCGCCGATCGCCACCACGTCAAAGAGCCCGAGACTCCCGCCCGCCCGCGTGCAGCAATACCCCGCCGCTTCCAGAATCTTGACCGCCCGATGTTCCGCCCTGGTGCCCTTCCGCTTCGTCTTCACTTCCCGAGCCTGAGCCGCAGATCGCAAACGTGCCGCGCCAAACACTTCGGCCGGTGGGGACACTCAAACGCGTAAATGGCCTTGCCGTTCCCATTCGACGGCGGTTCAAAGGGCTCGTCTTCCCACCGAGCGCCCCGCAACCACTTCGCCGGATTCGGTACGAATTGCAGGTCGCTCCATTGCGGGGTGTGCTTCTGCCAGCGCAAGCCCGACATAATCTGCTGAAAGAGCTTCGGCGTCAGGTCGCCTATCTGATGCCATGCGAGCAACGCATCGCGCTTCGCCGCGTGCTTCGGGTACTCGTTCCAGAACTGTTCAAATTCCGGCGTGCTCGTGTACTCATCCACGTTGCACTCGCGTTCTCTTTTAATTAGTCTTCGGGCATCTTTTCCCGTCATCACGTTCACTCGTGCTCTTTTGTGAGCGCGAGATCGTGAGCGTGATGGAAAAAAGTCAGCCGTCTTGCCTTCCACGACAGGTGACGGGACGGGGCGCGAAGATGCCCGACAGCGCACTTCCCCGTACGTTTTCAGGTCAAGCCTGGAATGCCGGGAATCTCCCGGCCGGTTCAGAGTTTCGGCGCGACTCTGCGACCCTCGGAGATCGTTACAGGCTCTCCGCGACCGTAAATGGCAATCGCTGTTGATGTGGCTCCTTCAGCCACGGCCAGCGAAAGTCAACGCAATGCGGTCCTTCTCGGACCGTGATCGTGTTCGTACCGTCTCGCCAACTGATGTAACTCGTTGTCGTGAACTCCATGCGCTCTGTCCACGAGCCCACGCACTCAATGTCGTCGGTGTCGTGATTGCGGGGCGTACGTGTCTTCGATGTAGTCAAACGGGCTTTTCATTTCTGCCCGGCCCCGTGGCGTCTCAAGGCAGTCGAGACACACCATGCGGCCGTGGCCGGACCGTTTCATGTCCGTCGGCGGAAACGGCTGCCGACAGACGGCACAGACGAACCGGGGATCGTCGTCACGATCGAGATCCCCGAATAGCTCCCCAAGTCTCTCTAAGGCGCGATCGTCGTCGTCCATACAGCAAGCGCCTCCACGCATCCAGCCGCGTGATCGCTCGATCGAGCTTCACGTACTCGATCAGGAAGACAATCGCCGCCGCCAGGAGTACGAGCCCCGCCCCGCCAATCATCACCGGCACGTCGTCACTCCTGCTGCTGTTCCACCGGTTCAAGGTCGAGATCCAGAAATTCCAGCGCCCATAAACGAATCCGATCGCAGTAGTCGGCAAATTCTTTCGGGGATAACGTGGTGGTGGTGCCGCCGTACACCAGCCCTTCAAGCAGTTCCCCGTTGCCTTCTTCCAGCGCGACGTGTTGAGGCAGAAACCGAAACTTCATCGCCTGATGAATCTGTTGCGGATCAGACCCGGTGTGCTGTGCAATGGGCCGGATCAACTTGCCGAAATAAAACCGGTTCTGCTTCTCCGACCGGCGAGCGCTCAGCCGCCGCACCGTCACCGTCACGTCGGCCCGGTGAAATTCCTGAATCGCGTGTTCCCACGCCGGAAAATCCTGAATCAAAAGCTTGCCTTCGTCCGTCCGCCCGTACGAGGTGTATTTGTCCACGAGTCACCGCCGCCCCACGGCTACGCTGTTGGTGGATTCCGCGACCACGCCATCAATCCGGAGCCGCGATTGCATGGCCCGAGCGAGCGCGTTGAGCGCAGAAGGATTCGGTTCTAGAACGTGTAAGTGATCGGGATTCTTCGCGACCCACGCCACCAGCGCCCCGAAGTTGGTCACCCGTGCCGTCCACGTCGTCCGGTGACTCACCCCCGCGACTTTCGGCACTGTCGGTTGCACGAAGACGGCCGGGGTGGACACTGGTTCGCTGATGAGCCGTTCCGCTTCGGCCAGGAGCGCGGGATCACCCGTCGCCCGCCCTTCCGCTTCCAGCGCCGCCGCTTCCGCCAACTGGCGGGCTTCGGCGTCCTTGCGGGCCGCTTCCCGTAGCTTCCGCTCTTGCTCCTGCCGGATGGTTTCCTGTTGCGCGTCGAAGACGGCCAGCGCCGTCTTGATAATCGCTTCCGCTTCGACAAGGGGCGCTTCCGCGTCGCGCTTTTCCTTCACGAGCGCCCGGTGTGCCTGGAACGCCCGAGCGATATGCGGATCGAAGGTCTCCGCGATCTTGTCGCGCAGTTCCTTGATGTTCTGGACGAGCACCGCCGCGTTGACGTACGACACCCGATCGACAATGGCGATCGTCGCCCCGCGTGCCCGGTCCGGCCACGACAACGCTTCTTCGACGATCAGGCTGCGAGCGTCGCTTGTTGGTTCCGTTGTTTCCATGACGACACCGTTACCGCCGCCAGCCACACCCATTCGTCACGCGGATCGTCGAGCCCGACGAACCGGTAGGAGCCGTCCCCCTTCAGTTGCAGGACGGCCCGTTGCCACTCGAAATGATCAGGAAGACAGCGGCGATACGCCGCTGTTTGCAGACCGACCGTGGGGGGAATTTCTCCCGACTTCAGATCAACGACGAAGCGCTTGCCGCCGATCAGACCCGCCCGATCGAGCGTGCCCGCATAGCCACGAATCGGATCGAAGACGACGTGTTCTACGTAGAACCATTCCGGTTTCGCGAGCGCCCACCAGCGCCGGTACGCTTCGACGTAGGGCCGGACGATCGGGCTCAGGGATTCCCAGGCTAGTTCGCCGTCATCGAACAACCGGCAGGCTTCATGGACATCGCGGCCCCGCTCGCGATCGGCTTCGGTGAAATGCGCCGTGTCAATGCAGCCGTTGTCCTGAAGAATCCGCGTGACGCGCAGGTACGGCGTGCCCTCCGGATCGCGATAGACGTTGGCATGCGCGTCGAGCACGAGCGCCATAGTCGGTCACCGGGCTTGGGACACTTCCTCAATAATCGCGTCGTACGCCGATCGCGGTATCTCAGTCGCGGACTGATAGCCCCGAGACTTCAGCCACGATTCCACTTCTTTGTCGTTTTTCCACCCATGCGCGTGAGCAATCGCAAAGAGACGCCGCGCCTGTGGTTCGGTAATGCACGGACCGGTATGGGAACTACGCGGCCGTTCGGACGGGATCTCAGGCTGGACGGGATCAGGCGCACGCGCCGGACGCACCGGCCGATCGTCGCCGTCATCGTCCGAAAGCTCATCGGCCGACACTTCGCCAAAACCGACAAGGTTGGAAACAGCCCGGTTATAAGCGCGGGTGTTCGCGTGCCCTCGGACGTTATGCACGCTGGCCTCGACCGGCAGCGCCCGCCAGGGATTCGTGTCGCTCTTGCGCGCCTTGTCCACGGCGAAGCACGCCCCGTCGCCCGTCACGGTCCGGCCGCTTGGAGCCGTGGCCCGGCACGTAATCACGTACCCAAAATTTTCGTGCCCGTCTTCAAAGAGCCCGTCCACTTCGCGTCGCTCGTCGATCGTCTGCACGTCGAGCTTGAACGCCACCGCCACCGCTCGCCAGTACGACTTTTTTCGGAAGCGCTTGCCTTTGACTTCGATGATCGCTTCGGGCATGGCGCGATCGAGCGCGGCCTGAAGATCGCGATAGGCAAGAAGCGCCTGAGCCATTTGCGGACCGGAGAAGACCGGCACCGGCGCATCGTCCGGCAGGACGGTCAACGCGGTTTCTTTTTCGTCGTAGATGGGGTTATCAGCCGTCGCACGCGTCATGACGCCACCTCTACGGTTTCGGGTTGAGCTTCAGGCTTGGAAGGCACGCGGCGTCGCCGCTTCATCCGGCCACCGGGACGGCCGCGCCGACGTTTGACGCCAGGAATGTTGTAGAGAGGAAACACGGTCTGCATCGGTGCCCCGAGCGCTCGCGCCAGGCGAGCCAGGACGCCATACGTGACCGTGTAGTAGGAGCGTTTGCCGATCTCCATGTCGGAGATCAACTTGCGCTCAACCGTCGATTTTTCGCTTAATTGGTCTTGGGAGAGTCCCTTAAGCTCCCTCAGCAAGCTCAACCGCAAGAACTGCGGTTTGGGCTCTGAGACCTGAGCCATAACGCAATAACCCGCTCCGGAATATCTTCCAGTGGGGGACCTTCAGCACTGGAAGGCGCGAGAATAGATCCTTTCAAACCTGGCGTCAACCCCAAAATCGTCCTAGTAGACTTCTCTTGTCAGCACACCATATCTGGTATGTTGTGATTCCTATCGTCTACAGATCGCACATACTCAAACGTCGGCCCCTCGTGATATCCTGACTTTACCTTTTCGGGTAAATGCTGTAAATAAGTCCGGAGCAGCGCGGCCTTCTTGCCTATGAGCGTGCATGCAGGCGTCCACTCCCTCACGCAACAACCGTATGATTCCGCTAAAATCGTTCCCACGAGTCCGCGTAAACGCAACACCGCACGCCTCACGCTTGCCGACCGACTCCGCATCGGTCGCCGCATTCGCTTACTTCGCGACATGCAAGGCATCACGCAAGAAGCCTTGTCGAAGCGGACGAGCGAGAAGGGCCGGGGTGTGTCGATCAACACGATCTCCACGATGGAGAGCGGAGCGCGTCTCTCGCGCCGTGAACACTACGATTCAATCGCCCTGGAACTCGGCACGACGTACGACGCGTTATTCGCGGAAAGTGGTACCTTCATCCCGCCCACCGCCCCGCCATCCTCCGAAGCCGTCTCGTTTGACGAACTGTTGATCTTGCATCGGTTCAAGAAAGCTCCACGGCCGATCCAAGAGCGAATCGCCCGACTGCTTGACGAGTCGGAAGCGATCCACAAGGCGCGAGTGAACATGAATGTGTTCCTCGCGCAGTTCGACAAATTCAGCCCACGCGATCGGCGGTTGCTGACGCAACTGTTGGAATCGCTGGCTGAGCACTTTGGCATTGACACAAGCGAACGACGACACGACTAAACCTACATCCGGTGTCCGGACTCGTCGGCGGCTTTCGCTTCCGAAATGGAGAAACGAAGGAGCCAGAAGTTATGGACTCGACGCAGAGCGCAGAGGAAGAAACGACATCACACAAAGGCTGACGCCCGTCGGTTGGTGGAGTCGTCAGATTTGGTTGCGCTTTGGTTTGAGGATTTCGTCACATTCCTAGCCGCACGGCGGCAAGTAGATAGACGTGCCCGCTGACGCGAACTGTTACCAAGGTCGAGCGCTGGAAAATATTCGCATTGCCCCCAAGGGAGATTGCTTTACATGGATCTGAGCCCACACATTATCGGACACTACGCGGCACAGAAAATCCGGCAGCGGATCGCGACGCCCGTTCTCCATGCCGGGTCCGATTCGTTCACGCGTGCCGAGCTTGCCCGGTGTGAATGCTTCAACTTCACCGCTTGTAACAATCTCGACCATGCGTTGAATCATGTCCTGAAAGTGAAGAACCTCCGCGAAGTGTTTGACACCATCTCACCGGAAGCCTTTGCCCTGCCGCACGTCGGCAACGTCAGTTTCGCGGTCCTGGGAGCCGCGTTTGAAGCCAAGGGACTCGGTGGAGAGCGCCCGCTTGCGACCTGGGTGGAAAAGCACATGCCGAAGGTTGTCACGTTCGATTCAATCAAGCACCGTGAGCACGCTGAAGCGGCCCGCGAAGCCAAGGAACGCAAGGCCCGGAAACACGAGCGCCGGAATCAGGCGCACAAAACCCGCGTGGACCGGTTCATGAACCGCGCCGCGAACGGGTGAAAGGATCAGCATGACGACCGATCAGTTAACTCGTCTGGCCGAACTGTACGAACACCGGGCCAAGTGCATCCGCGCCACGATTGACTGTGTGCAGGAGTTTGTCACCGGCCAAGCGAAGCTCGCCCTGCCCGGCAAGCTCAAGACCGTCATTCGCGAAGAAGCGCTGAAGAACGGCCACGGTCGCGCCATGCTGCCAGCGGCCACCATTGAGCCCGCCGCATCGAAGACGCCACGACAACGGCGAGCCAGCAAGAAGAACCGTGCGGCTGACGTAATGGCCTGGATCGATGCGAAACGACCACGGACCGTTGAAGAAATCTGCGTACACACCGGGTTGTCGTTGAGCTATGTTGGCCGTGCTCTTGGCGTCATGCGGGCCAATGGCTATGTCAAAAGAGACAAGACCGGCCGGTACGTACTGACGAGCAAGCAGTACGGCATATCGGCCTGGCGTCGTCGCCTGGCAAAGCGAGCCACTGAGGTAAAGCCGGTCAAACAGACGCCCACGCGCCAGCGCAGTCGAGCGAGCGCCGCCCGCACGCGAGCGCACGAACGCACGACGACGCTCATGAGCCTCTTTACGAATGGCGTCACGCTGACAAAGAACGACATTCGAGCGCGATTGCAACGGACAGTCTCAGCCCGCGACGTTGCGCCGATCATGCACGCGATTGGTGCCCTATTTCGACGCGGCTATCTTCGTAAGCAGGGGGACGGTTACACCTTCGCGAAGGCGTATGAGCCTGGCGCGTTCCGGCACAAACAGGCTGTTGCCTGACGTGCCCGGTCAAAGGAATACGCAAACGAGTGACGCCCTTTGTATTGGGCATCATCGCGGGCCTCGCAATTAGCGCGTTGCTCTTTATCGCCGTGGGGTTACGTGGACCGGGCTAGTGAAATACCGTTGCGCGGGGGTTTAGCCATTTGGGATTTATCGTCTGCCGAGCGCCTATGAAGGATTCAGACGAGAAGGACGCGACTAGGAAATGGACCAGAGCGGTCTACATTGGCGGCAAGCGGTACGTCGTGATCGCTGGCCCTGAACCGTACGGCAAGTGTGCGTATTGCGGCACGGTGGACGAACTCCGACCGTACGGCCGGGAGAAGGCCGAAATCTGTTACGACTGCGCCATGAAGCCAGAGAACAAAGCGGAAGCACGGCGGCGACTCGACGCCATCCTTGAGGGACGAGAAGACTAGGACAACCCCTGTGACGCATACACGAGCCATGTGGACGACGACGAAGGCGACTTTACCGGTTGGCAGGAGTCGCAGACGCCTTGCCGGTATTGCCAGTCGCCGCACGTCCATTACCGAGTATGGGAATCGCACGACGGTGGATACGAAGACTATCAATACAAGTGCGCCGAGTGTCAGCGTGTCTGGTGGATTGACGGGATCGACAGTTAACCCGGAGCCGTCGAATGCTCGTACAACTGACTGAACGCGGCAGGCGGGAAGACCGACATATAGCCCGTCAGCGTGTCGGTCACGATCATGTCCTTGTCGGCTACGGGCGTCTCTTGCACGGTCCCGTCAGGCAGCGTGTAGCGCAGGACCGGATCACCGTTGGCGTCTTTCACGACGCCCGTCGGGCCACTGTGAGTCAGGATCGCTGGCGTCAAACTCTTGCGCCGTGATCTGCGTCGGTCGCTTCTGATACCGTTGCGGCGGTTTTGCCATGATTACACGTCCGAATCGCGACGAACAAGCCCACTTGGAATTTTGTCGTGAGGTACTTCTACATAGAAGCGACCGCTTCGCCCGACTCGTCCGGTTGAATGCCCCGCATACCGTTCTCGCAGGCGACGCGGTACTGCTGCTGAAAGCCGTCGCCATGATCGCCCCCAAGGAAATCGGCGCGGCACTCGGAGAGCTTCTATTACATTCAGCACGGATCGGCCTTGGACGCTGTTCCTGTTGCGGTGATCCCATGCCGCATGTCTTCGAGCGCTTCTGTCAGTCATGCGAAGACGAGATTACCGCTGAAGTCGAAAGTGACGATCGCGACATTGAAGAACCCTGACCCCGGCTTTATCGTGTGCCGAGCGCCGGTAGACGACACGCCCGACGCGGAACTGCTGGACCTCTATCGCGGCATGTCCGGACGGCAATTACACACCCTTCGCCGCGCTCTGCTGATGGACCGCAAGACGCTAAAGCCTGCACAGTCGATCGCCTTCTGTGACCGGCGCGTCGCCCTGATCGAAGACGTGTTGAAAGACCGGGCAATGGGCTGTCCCGAGTATCGGCCCGACCACAACGGCGAATGCCTGAACTGCGACGAACCGGCTGCTGCACATCAGGGGGGAGAGGGACGATGAAGCAAAAACCAAATCCTATCTTCGTTGAAGTGAATGTTTTAGCCGACCGGGGATCGATCAAAGATTTACAGCCATATGTGGAGGCTGCACATGCCGCCATTATGAAGATAGCCACACGGGAGCATGTCTTGTGCGGTGCGATTGGCCGTCGAGGTAAGACGAGCCGGTCTGCGATGACCCGTTATCTGAAAAAATACGGCTTGTCTTAAGGACACGTCACCGTGCGCTCTTTCTCGTTGACGAGCGGGTTGTAGCAGGCGACCTGACGCTGCACGACGACACTCCACCCACTCAGGAACCCGCTGCCCTTCAGGTCGGGCTGTGCGGCCACGCGCACCGCGACCGCCGTGGCGAGCGACGCGCCGATCAAGAGCCCGATAAGCAGTTTCACTAAATGGCCGTCCTGTCCCCCACTAGGTCACTTCAAACGTACTGAACCCTGAGACAGAGGCATTCGCACCAGCCGTCCACGCCGCGAATGACGTTTTGACGATCCGGATCGTCGCGGCACTGCTCCCGAGCACAAAGGTTGACTCCACGACCGCTCCGCCCCCGTCCGTGGACCGACCCACCCGGCCACCATACATCGTCGGCCCCGGCCCGCCAGTGAAGCCCCCGTACAGGTTATTCGACAGCAACAGATCGGTACTTGGCGTGCCGCCAATCGTCGTCCCCTGAATGTCCACGACGATCGAGAGCGTTTTCGCCTGAAGCCGATAGCGAAAGGTGGACATATTCCCGGCTGAGACGGCCCACGTCATACTGCCGCTGCCACTGAAATACACCGCGTTATACGGTGCGGCAATCCACTGTCCCGGCTCGTGGCCCGTCATCACCCACGAACCGGTACCGCCGCCAAGATCGTGATAGGTGTATTCCGCCCATCCCCCGGTAGAAATCGGCGTCGTGCCACTCGTCGCGGAATTGATGAACTTGAAGGTTGAGCCCGCATTGTTGTGCGGCAGAAACACGTCCGAACTGGTAGCCCGAAGCATGATCCGCTGGCCCGCGATGCCTTGCGGAAGGCCGGTCACGGTCAAGGCTGTTAAATTCGTGAGCGCAATGTAGGTGTCCTGCCCGAGCACGATCCCCGGAGCCGGGTTGAAATTGTGTTGCGTGCCGACCGCGTTACTCGTGATCATGGCGCGGTAGAACCGCGTCGAGTCCATCCCATCGAGCTTGTCCGCGTTCAGGTTCGCAATGACGCCATCGCCAGGAAGCGGCTGGCCGAGCGCCGCCGTAATGTTGTCCGCGCTCCAGAGCGTCACCCCGAGCGCGTCTTTCAGGATTTGCTTGTACGCCACCTGATCGAGCCAGAGCATCGGCGCACGCCCCGCGCTATCCAGCACGATCGGATTCGTGAGCGGCGTCGTCAGGTTGCGATCGGCATAGGCCGGAGACGGCGTGGACGTGCCCGCGAGATACAGCGAGAGCGACCCGCCCGCGAGCGGACGCCCGCTATTATCGAAAAACTGCTGAACCGCGACCGGTGAGAGTTGCCCAGGTGCAGCCATTTACGGTGTCCCCTGTGCTTGTTCTTGTTCGTCCGCCTTCTGTTCTTGCTGAAGCCGGTTCTGCACCTTCGTCATCCATGTCGCGAGCGACGCTTTATCCGTCCCCGGAATCCGGAGCCCATCGGTCAGAAGCTTCGCGCCGTCCGGAGAGTGAAGGAGCCGCGCCATCGGACGAATCATCAGCATGGACGTAAGAATCTGTCGCCCGAACCGTGTCATCAGCGAGACCGCTTCCCCGCCCGTCGCGACCATGCCACCCGAGCCGCTAGGATTCGGATTCTTGTTCACCTCCGGCCACAGTTGCCCATAGACCAATTCCAGATTCTTCCGATACTCCCCGGTGCCATAGAGGATCTTTTTCGTTTCATCTCCGAGCTTCGCCCATCCGCCTTGTGACTCCGGCCACTTGCCCCGCGACGCCCGCCGCGTTACGTCGTCGAGCACGGCCCGCGCTAACGGCCCCTTGACGACATCCGGCGACGCTTTCTGGATCTTCCGAAGCCAGTCGATATTGGCGTCGCCTTCTTGGATGAGTTTCCGGACGGCTTTGACCGGTTCCGTGCCGAGCCCTTTTCGCAACTTGTCATAGTCAAACTTGCGCGTCGTGAATTGTCTCGCTTCGATCAGTGGGTCATACACGTCCGGCGCTTCGACCTTTGCCGTCCCCTTCAGGTTTTCTTCAAGCGTGCTCAGCGTTTTCAGCGCGACCCGCTGTTGGGGGGAAATCAGATCGCCCTTCTTGCCCGCCGCGAAGCGCTTCAGTGTGCCAATGTTCTTTTCCAGATCCGCGAAGGCGACGTAATTCGGTCCGTCCAGTAGTTCCCCGAGCGCGGCCAATGCCGGATTCAGTGGCCCTTTCGTCGCGTCCCACTTCCGCATTTGCTCTTGATAGAACGGCCGGAGAAAGTCTTTCGAGAAGCCCACGTCGATCGGCAACTGCATTTCTGTCATGCCGGGCTTCTGTTGCGGGAACTGCCCGATCACGTCTTCCGCCTTGAACGGTTCTCCGACCTCTGGGCGATTGACGCCGTGCGGGTTTCCCGGCGTCTTGAACCGCCCGTCAAGCCGGGCTTCCGCGACGCGTAACGCGCCCTTGGCAATGTCGGTCGAGAAATCGCCCGACTCAAGCGCATGCACGATCGCATCCTTCGCGGCCGGACGCGGAATGGATTCACTCCCGCCAGGAGACTTCGCGGCTATGTCTTCAATCACCTTCGCGCCCGGCGTCCGGCCGACATAATAGCTTTCCCCCGTCTTCGGATCTTCGACGAGCTTCCCTGCCTGATACGGCAGTTCATAAAGCTCAACCCACATCCGTTTCAGTTCGTTGATCACGCTCTCGTGCGGCACATAGCCGATCGTCTTCTTGAAGTTGCGCCGGACCGCTTCCGCCTTTGCCGCAATCGACTCCGGCGTATCCGTGGGCACCGTCTTCGTGTACTGCGGCTTCGCCAACTCCGTTTCCATGACGCCGTACTTTTCAGTGGCCGCTTCTGCCGCTAGGTCGCGCTTTCCCACGACATCCCGTATCTGCGCTTCACCGGCTGTTAATTGCGTTTGCGGCCCGACTCCTGTTTTCTCCGCGAGCCGCTTACTCAGATCCATCATCCCCTGCCGTTCCGCCCGCAACCCAGGCGTCGCCGCACTTTCCCCGAAGACTGACCCGGCCGCGAGTCGCTGAAGCTTCAGCACAACCGGACTGCCCGTGGCGGATGAGGCTGTCAGCGGGACGCCTTCCTTCTGCGCGTACGTCACCGCCGCTTGCAGTTCCGGCGTCGTCGGCTTGAACGGCGGCAGATGCGCCTTCTCTATGAGCTTCGGTGCACCGAACGTCATCCCGATATCGGTCACGCCTCCGGCAATATCCCCGCTCGCCAGCCGTTCGCCCACGTCGGCCGCGAACGGTCCGAAGAAGGGAATCGCCGCCGCTGCCCCGTGCCCGCCCATCTCAAGCGCCGTGGCAAGCCCACCTTCACCGAACGGTGTCCGCGCACCCTGGTAGGCCGCTCGCGCCTTCTCTGCCTGCTGAGCCGCCGCTTCGTGCGTCTCCTTGAGAAAGTTGACCGGCCCGAACTTGCCGACGTTCGTCTGCATCGCTTCCCAGGCGGCTTGTGGATCGTTCCCGGTCGCATAGGCGAGCCCCTTGGTGCCAAGCTCCACGACCTTTTCAGGTAACGCCGCCCGGGCCACGGTCACCGGCATCTGCACGAAGCCCGCAAGGTTCGCCCCGACCCGGTTCACGATCCGTTCAAGCGCACTCTCTTTCAGCGGTTCCGGCGACTGCCGCAACGTCTCATACGCCCGGTCATACTCCGACGCGAACATCCGATCGAAGTCTTCCACCTTCAAGCCGGGCTGCTTCCGCTTGATCGACTTCGCGACCGTTTCTTCAAGGTCGCTCTTTTCTTGGTCCGTGATCTGACGCGGCATTTACTTCCCGTAATAGAACGACCGTGCCCGTGGAATATTCGGCCCGCCCGGTGCCGCCGATGGTGTCTTCGGCGCTGGCGCTCTAACGGTCCCTTCACTGTCTGTTGCCCCTGGTTCAGATTGACCCGCAAACACCAATTCCTTCGGAATCTTGTACCGGTCCGCGACCGCTTCAATTCGCTTATGTTCGCCATGCGTGTTCATCACGTTCCGTTGTCCGTCTGCCGACTCCCGCGCCAACCGCGCAAACTTTTCGAGTTCGCTGAGCGGCACGCCCGCGCCACCTTGCATCCATGCTTCGAGTTGGCCTTTCGCTCGTTCGACCACGGACAGCCCGACGGCGCTCCGCGCATACTCCGATTCACGGACCACAGACGGCGGATCAAGGATCTTCTGGAAGGTGACAAGCACTTGTTGTGCGCCTTGTGCGAGATCGCCCCGCCGTGCCGCCGCCATGCCGGTATCCATGAGCGACACCTGACGATCGAGCGCCGCGATCGGCGCGTAGAACTTCCGCCAGTCGCCAGCCAACTGCCGCGTCAATTCGGCTTCCGCATTGGGCGTCAGGACGCCACCCGGCATATGAATGTTGATTGGTTGCCGTTGATCGAGCCGGTAATCTTCGCGAAGCTTGGCGATCTGCTGCGTGGTGACTTGACTCGTCGGAATGTTGTTCTCGCGTGCCCACCGAATTACGTAATCTTCAAACGAGCCGGTATCCACGTCATTCGTCGCTTTGAACGGTGCCGTATAGATCGGCTTCCCGCCACGTGTCAGTGTCGCGCCAGCCGGTACGACCTTCTCATCATCCGCACCGTAGCTCGCCAAGCTATCGACCAACGCATCCGACTGGCCGAAATTGCCCGCCATCATGCCCCACAGATTGTCGATCTCTTTTTTCTCCGCGTCCGTCGTCGCCGCGTCCTTCGCCATTGAGACGGCCCGGCGAAGTCCTTCGGGGTTGTAATGCCCGTCATCCGTTCTCGGAGCCGCCTGCACGCCCTGGGCGAGCGCCTTCCACAACGCGTACTTGTGTGCCGTTAGTTCTGTGTGTGACTTCGATAGATCCGCCTTCCGCTTGTCGTACTCGTCCAGATACGGAATGACGGCAAAGCGCGCATCATCAGTCAGCCCCTTCAACGCGTCTTCACGCGTCAGGCCATCCGTGAGTGGTCCCCACGAGTGACCGATCTCCTGTTCAACCGCGAGCTTCCGAGCGGCATCCTCCTGCCGCCGTTGGTACTCCTGCATTTGCAACTGGCGGATCTGCTGTTCCTGCTGCGCGCCCTGGAGCGCATACACCTGGGCCAACGATTGAGCCGGATCGTTGACTTGCGGCATCCGAACAGAGAGCGGAATCGATGGATCGATCGGCATTTACGCAAACCATCCATTCGGATTGCTATACGGTGGCGTACTGACTGGCCCCCTCCCCATCCCGAGCGCATACATGGAGCCGTAGAGCCCGGCCAAGTTCCCGACATTCCCGAGCGCCGTATTCCACGCGTTGGCACTGCCGACCTGCCCGGCCGCGCCTGCGTTCCCCGCACCGGTAATCAGCCCGGCCCCGGCACTCCCCAGGTTCCCGAGCGCATTCCCGTAAATTGACGCGTAGCCGGTCCCGTATCCGGCCTGCTGCCCGGCTGCGCTGAGCCCGAGTTGTGCGAGTTGGTACATGCGATCGTACTGGTTGCGTTGGTTCGCGTCGTAAATGTTGTACCGCTGCTGATACTCCCCGAGCGCCTTCCCGTACCCGGCTGACCACTCATTGAATTTGTTCTGGTAATTGGTCTTGTACTCGTCCCAGGCTTTCTGATAGTTCGTCGTGTAGTCCTGATACGCCCGGTTGTACGCGCCCTGGTACTCCTGACTCGCGTAGTCGGACGCCCAATCGGAAATGTCTTTCAGCGTGCCGCCGGTCAAGAGCGTGCCTTTCGCCGCCGCCGAGCGTTGTAAGGCTTCTTCACCCGCCTTCATCCGTGCCGTGTAGCCCGGATCGTTGAAGTCTCCGACCGTCGTAGGTGCCTGCCACTCCGGACGGCTGAACGCGTCCGGCGGCGCGAAATCCGCGTACGAAAACTGTTCCGTGAACGGCGCGTTGTACTCGCCCTGAGCCGGAGTGTCGCCCCCTTGCGGTATCCAAACTGGATGCCCTTCCCCGAAGCCGACCCGCACCCAATCGTAGCCACCCTGCCCGTTGGGAATCCCGATCTTCGTGCGCTCGCCCTGACTGTTGGGCGGCGTCAACTGCACGCCGTACTGATTGAGGATCGGTTCCAGATCGAGAATCGTTTGCTGATTGAACGGCTTGCCCGCCACGAGCGAATTGAACCAGCCTTGATAATTGCCGCCCTGCGGACCGGCAGGCGTCGCCGCTTGCTGCTGCTGTTGCGGCTGCTGTTCAGCACCGGCCGGGACACCCCGAGCGCGGTACTGCTGCGCCTCCGGACTGTCGTAAAACATCTGCTGCAACTGGCCCATGCCGAGCGGTTGACTCGCCCAATGCTGGACTTCATCCGGCCACGGATCACGGCCGAGATACTGTTGATAGAGTTGGCGAATGTAATCAGCGGACGCCATGACCTACACCCTGAAGTTGTAGAGACCGCTGAGTGGCGTACTCGTACCCCAAAACCGTTGAGCACGATTCGGCGCGATCATGCCGGACTGATTCGGTACGAAGACTTCCGGCCCCTGCTCGCCCACCACGTACGGCTGATTGACGTTCACCGGTCCCCCGAGCGCCCGGCCGGGCATCAGGACCGGCGCACCCACCGGACGCGGCATGAGTCGCTGTCCCACCTGTGCGCCCCCCGCAACCGCGCCACCCCACGGCCCCGCGCCAGGGGGCGGTCCACCGCCGACGTTCATCGGCATCTGTTGTGGCGGATAGTTCGGCATGGGCCCCATGCCCATGCCCTTGTACAGATTGCTGAGACTGTCCGTGCCCATCCGCACGTACGGCGCAAAGAGCGCCCGATTCTGCGCTTCGTACGGACTGCCCGGCCCAAACTGCCCGGTAATCTGATTCGTAATGCCGGTCAGGTAGTTCAGCGCGTCCCGCGACGCCTGCTGCTGCGTCGCTGCGGCCTGCTTTGACGCTGTGCTAGCCTTTTTTGCTCCGAGCAGACTCGTCCCTGCTGATGCAGCCCCTAGTCCGAGCGCGAGCGCCGTGCCGGTTGCGATAGCCATTTACAGTCTCCCCGTTCCGAAGACCACCTGAACAAGCCGCGCCGTCTCGCCGGTTCCGTAGTTCTCCGCCAAGGCCCGCGAATGAAAGTACCCGGCTGGAAAGAGCGCCAGCCGGTTCGGGCGAGCCGCGATCGTGTGCCACGGTTCCCACTGATCGAGATCACGCCAGGCGTCCATTTCCAGCGCCATGTCTGCCGGTGTCATCGCGGTACTGGCAATCGCCCCGGTTGCCCGGTGTCGCCAGAAGGTTGTCCCGTCCTCCGGTACCGGATCGGGATTGAGATAGAGAATCCCGGTCCACTCACCCATGTCCCGATCGGTGTGAATGAAATTCGGTTCGATCTGACCCTTCGGACTCTGCCGAGCGAATGTCATCGTTGGCGTCAACGCGGGATAGTGCGAACGAATCCACTCCGGCACCTGAGCATCGACGGCCCCGATCCCATGAAACACGACACCCGGACCGGCCTCCACGTCCGCGAACGGTTGCGCCAAAATTGCGCCTCTGTACGCTCTCCAATCCGGCAGTACGTTGTCTTCCACGCGAAAGACCGGAGCCACCGGCCGCTGATACGTCGTTTCGACTAGCCGATAGCCACGCCGTTCGTACAAGCGTCCCACATCCGAGCCGCCAGGAGCCGCCACTTGCATGGCCGTCGCGCCTCGTTCCCGCGCCCACTGTTCCGCCCGGCGCAAGAGCGCCAAGCCACTGCCACGCGCTTCCGGATCGACCCACCACGCCACTTCGCCCACCATTGCCGCGCCTGACAAGTGGTGCGCGAAACTCACCACGCCAATCATCCCGACGACCGTGCCGTACTGTTCCGCGACGAAGACCGCACACGTCGGATCGCTGACCATGCGTGTCGTCAATACCGTTAGGTGTGCGGGGTTGTCGGCCACGGCCTCACCATACGTCGCCGCGATCTGTCGCCGCCCCATGTCTACGAGACGCGGCACGTCGTCTAGTTCCGCCACTCTGACCGTCATCGCCGGAAGTACACCCGCATATCCATGTGCCGTGGCTCCGCACTGGCATCGTTCGCTAACGTGCCCACCCCATGCGCGTGTGACGAGCCCGCGCCAGTGGTGCCGCCCGTCCCCCCATCCGTTGAGCCACCCGCCGCCCCGCTAAAATCCGTCGCGCCCGCGACATTGGTGCCATCCGTCGTCCCACTCACACCCGCCGCGCCCGTCGTCCCGCTAAAACCGTGGTGATGATCGGATGTGCCTGCATAGAAGCCGGTCCCCGAGTCGGCACGATCGATAAAATCGGGCGTGCCCGTCGTCCCCGAAAAGCCGTGGCTATGACTCCCGGCGTTGAAGCCGTGACTATGCACGCCCGCATTGAAGCCGTGTTGATGGGACGGCAGCCCGAAGCCGTGCGTATGTGCCCCTTGCGCGTGTGTATGGGCCGCTTCCGCCGCCGTCGCGCCCGCAATCACCGCCGCGACCGCTGCAATCACCGCCCCGGTATAGGCCGCGCCTGACTTCAGGTACGTGCCGAGCGTCTTCAGATTCGGCGTCGTGAAGCCCGCCACTGTGATTGTCGCCGCGCCCGCGACGACGTAATCGGTGATAGTGCCGTCGCATTCCTGCCACCAGCCCGCGACCCCAGGCGGAGCCACCCGGTACGCAAAGAACTGGTTTTCAATATCGCCCGGTGCGAACGTCCAGACGGTACCGGTCCACCGCATCATGTGCCCGTAGTCGGTCAGCATGTAGAGCAAGCCCGCATTGGACGGCCCGAGCCCGGTCGGTTGTTGCGCGACCGTCCCTGAAAGCGTCCCCGGCTGCTGGCTCAGTTCCGTTTGCAGACTGATAATCGCGCCTGTCACGCCGTTTGACCAATCGAGCCACGGCCGCGTGATAATCCCGTTGTTCAGGCTGACGACGGCCGCTTCAATCGGCAGGTACGGCGCGGACATATCCGCACCGACAAACCCGTCACGGACGCCAGGAGCCCGCCCGAGCCGCGCCACGTAGAAATCAGACCGGCCCGGCACTAGTGCGTGCCTCCACTCACGTTCACAAAGGCCGCAATCATCCGCCAGGGAATCGGATCGGAAACGGTGACTTCAAACACGCGGTCTCGCGACGAGCCGAGCCGGTCAAAGAGCGCCCGCCATTCGTACTGCCCCTGACGCCCGGCCGACACCCACCATTCAGGCGACCACGTATGCGCCCCGTCGTCACTCCACCGCAACATCACTTGAGGATTGACGCCTTGACCGACAGACAACCCCAGGCCCGTCGCGAGCGCAATTTCCGCGTGCGAAAAGAACGTCCGCCGATGCTCTTGTGTCAGGTGTGCCGTGCGACGCATCCGACGAATCGGCGCGGTTAAATCAGTCGATTCGTTCATCGTCCAGTCGCAGAGATTCGATGTCAGCCGATCGCCCACGACTTGTTTTCCAAAGGCGTAGGCTTGCGCGACCGCCCGGTGTGCTTCCCACCGTGCCAGCGTCGTATTCCAGAATCCCCGTTCGTGCCACATGCGCGTACTCACGTCGTACACCCATGTCGCCCCGATCCCGGTCCCATACGGCCCACCAACCGGCCCCGCACTCGGAAACGTGATCTGGTAGAAGGTATGCCCGTCCTGCTGATAGACGAAGGCGTACGCATCATCGACACGCGGATATGTGGCCCAGGCTTGTTCAATCGCGTGCGTGCTGATCCGTTGTGGCGCGTACTGGACCGCCGCGACCGCAATCCGCGACCCGTCGCGATTGTTGCCGAGCCAAATCACGCCGTTGTCGAAGCGGCAAATCGTAGAGGCAGCGGCACAGCCCATTTCCAGAAACACGCCAGGAACCGGCGCGAAGGGAAACGACGCGGCCCCGTTGTTGTACCAAACCTCCGTCGTCAGTTCCCCAAAGAGCCAGATTTCTCGGTGATTCTGAATCCCACCGACGACCGGATCGGAGCCTTCCGAGCGTGAGGCTTTGTCGGCCGCACTCCATGTCAACCCGTCTTCCAGTTTAGAAATCTGAAACCCGCCCGACGTAAACGCAATGAAATACCCATCCATGAAGGTATTCCCGAGCACCTTCGCCGGATAACCTCCGCCAATACTATTGGCAACGTACGTTGCCAGATCGAGAATGGCTCCCGATGATGGTTGCGCGATATACAACTGGTGCCCGGCTTCGCCGTTCGTCGTCATCCAGACGGGACTTTGCCCGTCCACCGACGACAACGACGCCCTGAATAGCCCGGCCCCGCCCGTACTCGGAATGTCAAACAGAAACGCCCCCGCGACGGCCATGAACCGGCCCGCCTGACTCCACAATCCGCCCGGCCGGATAATTTGCCCAGGCGTTGACGCCCACGCTTTCATACCCGGCGTTGGCACAAACGACGTCGGCGCGGCCCCCTGTCGCGTCTCGTCAATCTGCGGATACCAATTCATGGTCCGTTGCGCGTCCTGATTGACGTTGCGAAGCTCGTAGGTCGGCCCAATGAGCGGAATGCTCGCCATTACTCGTCACTCAGCCAGTTATAGCCACCGTGCGATAAGAGCGCCGGATCGGAGCGCATGAGCAACGGCCGGAAATTCGGCCGCTTAATCGCCCACTTCGCGTCGATCGCCAACTGCATGAGATTGGGATCGATCTGCCGATCCAGTTCCGGGGCAAGCTCCACGGCCAGGTTGTCCCGTATCGCCCGGTAGTACCCAGGCGGCAGATCGATCAGCGTCGTCAGCGCTAACGTCGTCGGCAACTGGATCGGCAAGTACAAACAGAGCGAGACGCCTGTGATGTTCACCACCGGCCAGGGATATATCTCCCCGAGCGGATGATTCGCGTTGTAGTAGTACCGATCCGGCAGCGTCGATTGCAGGAGCTTCGGGCTCGTCGCGGCCCATTGATCGTCGTTCAGCGGTTCCAGTGGCATTTCATCCGTAGGCGACGAGCCTGGAATCGTGACCGCCGCGTTGGTAATCCAGAGCGGCCGAGCCTGGGCGATATCCCCGCCCGTTCCAATCGTGTACAGGGCTTTGCCAATCGTCATGGACTGCACAACTCGCTGTTGCGCGTAAACGATCAGCGATTCGGTCAGCCAACTTTCCAGCAGAGACGACAAGCGATCGAGCCCATCAGCCGCCAGATCCGCGCTAGGCGTCTGGATACCGCTAACGACCCCGATCCGCTTGAGCGCGGCCGTAATGCAGTCGAGCGCGGTATGGACGGCCATCCCGCACCGCTACACCGTACGCATGGCGACGAGCAGGGTTGCCGTCGTGCCCGTCGCCCGAATGCGCTTCGGCTGAATCGGCAGGAGCGTGCCCGCCGCGACTGCCGTCAAGACCGACACCGTTCCGTCCTGCTGCATGGTCGAAAGGTTGCCCGCGCCCCCCACCCAGACGGCTTCAGGCAACGGCAGAAGATCCGCCGTATCGCTTGGCGTCACGGTGTCCCACTTGTTGAACGCCATAGTTATTTCTTCTTCGGCTTGTCGTCGTCTTCGTCGTTCTCCCCTTCAGCCGGAGCCGTGGCAAAGCCGAGACTTTTCACGTCGCCCCACTCCCCGCCGAGCGCCTTTTCTTCTTCGGCGTTCTGAACCGTCTTCGCAATCAAACGGCCCGGCTTGCTGTCCTTGTGATAGACCGTCTTGGGATAGTTCTCCGCATCCTTCGCGGCCTTGTCCTTGTCGTTCTTGGCTGCTGCCGGAGCAGACGGATGCTGGCCCGGCGTCGGTGTGTCCGCCATGTCTGTTCTCTCCTTCTTTGTCGTAACGCGCTTACGGCCAGACAGCGGTGCCCTGGACGACGCCGCCCGTCCCGACTTGCCGCCACGCCCCCGCGTTGATGTCAAACACATCTCCTGACAACACGTTGACGTGCGGTAACGCCACCTCATTGGTCGCAACCGCCGCGCCGGACGGGTTCGTCATGTAGAAGTAGCTCTGCGGTCCGGTGTAGACCTTCGCGCCCGAGATATGCGGAACGGCCGCTGTCCCCGAATACCCGCGCTGAACGAAAAAGATCGTCGTCGTATTCGCCATGAGCGCCAGGAGCAACATGGCTTCACGGTCGATATAGACCATCTGGCCCGGAGCCACCGTCCCCGCGCTCGCCAGATTGATCCGATCGTCGTTGGCTCCGACCGCTGCCGCGAGCGTTGTCTGATTCAGCGTGACTGCCATGTGAGCCCTCCTAGCTCTGAATCCGCACGGCCAGTTCCGGCCGGAGCGTATTCACACCCCACAGCACGTCGAGACGCGCCGGTTGGCTGTCGGTGAAAATGTCGTACGCCTTGACGACGCGGATGGAAATCCCGAGTTGCTTGTCGTTGACGCGTGACGCCATCCACACGCCCTGCGGTTCTTCCAGATCCGCCATGACGAGCGTGAACGCGTCCGGATGGAACCCAAGCCCCTGCGGTGACTGCGTGCCCGCCGCGCCGACGACGGTGAGCGCCGAGCCCGAGCCCGGCGACGCCGTGACGGTCTGGTACGGTCCCGACGTGATAATCGGGGGCGCGATCGGAATCGTCGCCGCGCCCGCCGCGTCTGACGCGACCGGAGCCGTCACCACGAATTGCTGCAACGCGCCGGTTGACTGCCGCGACTGCGGATTGACGCCGAATGGCCCGCCGACAATCGTGAAGATGTCGCCCTGGTTCAGCCGTGCCGCCGCCGCTGCCGTGAACCCGGTCACGGCCAGGGTGGAGCCCGTCTGGTTGGCCGCGCCGACAACCGGTGAGCCGCCGAGCGGTCCCACGGTATGCCGGGCAATGTTCTGATCCATGTACCACTCGTCCCACCCGAGCGCCTTCTGCGCCATCAGGCCGGACTTGTACATGGCCGAAATCGTCTGCCCTGGATTGAACAACGGCGCTTCCGTGTTGGCGATGGCCGGATGCATGTCTTCGCCAATCACCATGTACCGCTGCCCGTCACGCGGCGTTGCCGTCTTGTCGAGTAACGCGGCTGCTTGCAGGTAGGTCAGACGGGCCGACGGGACGGTGCCCGGCGTACCGACGCTGTTCCACACGTCCTTGTAGAGTTGGCCGACGGCGTAATCAATGTCGTTGACCACGGTCGCCACGGCAGGCTGGATGTACCGCTTGCTGTAGTCGTCCAGATCGAGCGCCATTTCCGCGAGCGAGAACTGAAGATCCACACCGGTCTGCTGCGTGATCCGGACCGGCACGTAGGTTTCGATCGATGCCTGGGGCTGAAGCGCCTGTCCACGACGGAGCAGGTACTTGACCGGCATCCGGACATTGCAGACCGAGCCGATCTTTGCGCCCGTCTTCGCGAACTGATCGTCATAGTCGCGATTGACGAGCCCGGCGAGTTTGAGACTGTTCACGAGAATGCGGGCGGCTTCCCGCGTGACCATTCCTATGGTCAGGTTGACGTTTGCCATTGGCGGCTAACCTCATCGGCTTCGCCGCTTCTCCAAGTCTGTATTCCGTCGGCGGATAAATTCCCCGAGCGGGGCTTGGTCGAGCGGTGTAGACGACGTTGTTGACCCGCCACCAACCGGTGTAATTGGCGCTGGAGCCTGACTGGTGTGGACGACTGCCGAGGCACCGTTGGTGCTCGTACCACCATCGCGCAGTCGCATGGTCTCTACTAACAGCGATTCGACGAGCGGACGCGCTTGCGGTCCGTACCGTTCCGTGAGCGCGTGTAGTTGGTTGGCTTGCTCCGGATGTGTCCCGAGCCAATACATCATTTCCACGCCGGACGGATGCCGCACGAGAATGTCTCGCATGATGGGCGAGACAGGAATATCACTCGCGTTGCTGAGCACGCCATCCAGATCGGCGTGTTTCGTTTTCGCCGCCGCGACGCGATCGGGATAACCGGACAGATCCGCATTGAAGGCGGCTTGCTGTGCCTGCGCCTCCATTGCCGCACGCACGGCTGCGCTTTCCTTCAACGCTTCCTGCCGCGCCACGTACCGCATCGTCGCGACGTTCCAATCTTCGTACGTCTTGCCCTGGTCGTAGAAGTCTTGGAGCGAGCCGGGCGGTACGTCTTCAAACGCCACCGGGGGCATCGGCGGGGACGGGGCTTGCTGCTGGCGCTCCGTCGTCAGTTGCGCGATCCGTTCCTCAAGGAATTGGATGTGCTGTTGACGGCTGAGTGCCTGTTGCTTGAACTTCCGGAGATCGCGATAGAGCGCCCGTCTGGTCAGATCAGCCGGGGGCCGATCTTCCGGGGGTTCGTCGATCGGTTCGGGCGGTTCGGGCGGTTCGCCTTCTGGCGGTTCCGACGGACCCGAAGGGGCAACCGGGGGCGACGGGGCTTCCGGCTGCGTCCCTTCGGGCTTGGCTTGCCGACGCGCAATGAACTCAGACAGCGGCGCTTGGTCAAGGGGCGGGGGCGACGGGGTACCGCCGCTCGACGGAGCCGGTGTCGGTGTCGCTGGCGTGGCTTGTTCGTCGGAACCCATAAAACAAAAAAGGCGACCAACCTGCCTATTCCCCTGACTGGCAGATTGATCGCCCCGGTGCGATCCCCGAATCTCAGCGTGCCGCGAGGTGCAACCCGCGACTACACTTCTGGTTGCTGTTGTGCTGCTGCGGCTTCTTGTGACTCCTGTAGACGCTGCTGCAACGCGGCGTCGGCCGCGCCCGTCGCCAACTCGTGTGCTTGGGCATTCTGCGCTGATTCGTGCTCAAAGGCAAGATCGGTCGCTTGATCCATGCCCGCCCGCGCCCCTTCCAGCATCGACGTGACCGCAATCAACTGTTGCTTCAGCCCTTCCATGTTCTGATCGGCCTGAAGCTTTTCGGCCGCGACCACTAACTGTGTTTGCGCCTGGATCGCGGCAATGCGCTCGCGGCTGGCGTTCTGTTCCTGCGAGATCCGCTCTTTCGACGCGTTTTCTTGCGCGTTGGACTTCAGAATATCCGTCTGCTTGTTCAACTGATCGGTCATGGCCTGTTGCTGCATGCCCATTTGCTGTAATTGCTGCTGTAATTGAGCAACCTGGGCATTCGCGTCGTTCCCCTCTTGCAATTGGGGCGGCAGCGCCTTCTTCAGTCGTTCTGCGAGCTTCGGCGCACCCGGCCAATCCATATTTTCAACCAGAATGTCAGAAATCAGCGGTGCGAGATTCGGTTCCGCCCGCACCAGTTCCAGCATGGACGACACAGCCTCTTGCCGCCTGGTCGTGTACGGCGCACCGACCGTCACCGTCACCGAATAGCGCCCTTTGCTCAGATCGAAGAATTGATCGAGCCCCTTCACGAGCGGTTGTTCAGCCGGGCTCGCTTGCGCTTGTCCTTCCGGCCCGCGCCGGAACGGTTGCCCAAGCATGACTTCCTTCACTTCATCGTCGATGCTCAGCACTTGAATCACCCGGCCCGGCCGGTCATAAATCTTGGGCAGGAGATCCATGAGAATTTCCCCGACGTAGCGGATCGACCGGCCCAGGTTATCGAGGAAGTTGGAATTGGTCTCTTGCCCCTGCTGCTGACGGCTGAGAATGGCCCGGCCCGACTGTTCGGAATTGGCGCGACGCGGATCGGTCGCATCGTAAAAGCCCGTAATCGACCGAATATCCTGTTCCGCCTGGGAGACGCCCGCCATCATCGCTTGGATCGGCGGTTCGATCGCGTTCCGTGTCGGCAGGGGTAGCAGTTGTCCGCCCGTGGCTTTGGTCGTCGCCCGCACTTTGAGCGCCGAGAAGGTTTTGACGTTGGCCTGCTGCCACATGGCTTCGTAGCCTTCGTCCTGCCCTTCATACATGACGAACGGGGCACGCGGGGCGAGCGCCGTCGTTTCGGTCGCCGTACTCACCCAATAGTCGTACATCCGCTGGCTGTCCCGCGCCGTCCGGACGAGCCCGCGCAGAATCCGCTTGCCGTCCACGTTCAGCCGTTCGCCTTCGACGCGCACGATCGGAATGAACTTGCCCGGCCACACGCGTTTTTCGAGAATCGCCGTGGCGGAATGCAAGCACCACTTCACGGTGCGCTTCTGACTCTGCCGCTCCTGCACCACCGCGATCCCACGCGGCAAGCGCTTCGGCAGCGTCGATTGATCCACCACCTGACCGTTGTTCAACTGGACAAGTGTAAAATCCTCGAAATCGACGTAGAAGTATTCCGCGATCCGGATCTGGCCGTTCGGGAACCAATCCGGCGCTTGATCGCCCAGGCTGGAATACAACTGCAAGGAGCCCTTCGCGCTCTCGCCCTTGCTCTTGAAGCGCCGATCAAATTCCTCCGGCGTCAAGTCTTGCACGACATGGCCCCACATGGCGTCGCTGGCGTTCCACTGCCGCGCCGTCGGATCGAGATAGACGGTGTACGGATTCTCAATCCATTCGATCTTGAGCACTTGATCGAAGGACTCCGGCGCTTCGTACTCCGTGAGAACCCGGAAATAGCCCCACCCGCGAGACGCCGCGCCGTCGAAGGCCCAATCGTAGGCCACGTCCGCGTAGCTCGCGGACTCGATCTGGCGAATCAGCCCTTGCGCGATCTCAGCGGTCTCTTGATCCGCCCCGCCGCTGACCGGATTGATCTGAATCGCGGGCCGCGACTGGCGCTCGCGGTTCGTGATCTGCCGGATCGGTTGACTGAGCTTGTCAATGGTGAGGCAGGGACGGCCATCCGCGTCCCTTCGTTGCTTGATATCCTGCGGCCAATGGTCCCCCGAGCGAAACTCATCATCCTTGAGCCCTTGTTCCCGCAAGTCATGTTCCGCGTCCGCTGTCAGGTGGAACCGATCGCGGGATTCCTCAAGAATGTCGTCGTCACGCTCCGAGCGCTTTTTCGGCGGCACCGGCTTGGTGTCTTGCGCGACCTGGGGATAGTCCGGCATTACCGATACGTGCCTTGCAGAATGAGCGCCCCGCGCCCCTGGTCATCCCTGGAATGCGGTTCGATGTTGAAATGCACGTTGGCGTTGAGCGATCGGTGTTCCACCGGCCCGAGAATCGGATCGATGAACTCCACTTCCACGTTGTACCGGTTGAGAATCGACGCCGGACCGTGCGACGTGTCGATCCCGAAGGCGAAGCCCGTCACCGTGCCGTCGCCATGATCATTGATGTACAGGCGATTCGGCCCGCTGTTGTTGTCGCTCATCCAGTACGCGACCGGAGCCCACGGACTTCCCGCCCATTGGCTGTTGAAGTACTGGCCCTGGTGCATGTTCAGCGGCAACCATTGATCGACGCCCCGGAGCGCAGACAGAATGGCGTCCGCGTTGGGCTCGTCGTACAGGTTATCGGGCCGATGGTGCGGATCGGCGGATGTTTTCCCGTAGACGCCCGCGCCAGAGTGATACGTGTACGCCCCGAGCCCGCATAAAATCCCGTTGACGCGCAGACTGACTTGCCGAAGCGGATCGGTTTCCCAGGCCACAGACGAATCCGGCCCGATCGGTTCGTCATGGTTCATGAGGAACGGGTTATCGCGCCAGTCCCACGGCTGACGAATCGCCTTCCAACCACCGTCGCCATACTCGCGGCCGAGGTGCAGCGGCAACCATGTCGCGGGCGGCTGCATCAGCATCGTTGGCGTCTGATCCGCGCCTGGATTCGAGTAGGCGCGCAGATTCGGCTTCCCGTCGAAGCTCCCCATCAGATCCACTTGCGTGTCATAGGGCACGCCGATCGAAAAGCCTTCATTGACCATTTCCACCGATTGCACCATCGACTCACGCCCGGCAATGACCTCGTTCGCCGTCACTGCCAGCCGATCGAAATCGACCGTGCCGCCGCCATAGAGCGTCCAGCCGATCCGAATGCCGTACTCGTGGTAACACCGATCCATGAGGGTCTGCGCCAGCGGCACGAAATCGGGCCAGGTGGAATCGATCGCGGCGTCAATCCAAAGGCAGTGCATGAAGACACGGAAGTAGTTGACGCCGTGCGACGCGGCAAATTCGACGTTTTTCCAGAGCTTGTCCGGATCTTCGCGGAGCCCGCGCACCGCCCAAAACAGCGAGCACCCAAGCGGATAGAACTGGCCGGTATCGTCGATGTAGTTGCGCCCTTCGCCGCGTACGACGCCTTGACGAAGGGCTATCGAGGGTTTGACTGGATCTCGATCGAGAGCCGGATCGTGCCGTCCCCGTCTACCGTGAGCGCGATCAGGCCGTTCTCTTTCCCGTAGAGATCCGTGACGGTGCCGCCGTGCGCCGTCAGATAGAACAAACGCGGCCCCGTGTAGATCACGATGGGGAGATTGTCAAAATCGCCGTCCGGCACGACGAGTTCAAATTCGCCCGTGCCGACGGACCCCTTCACCTCGTCATAGGGGCTATCGCTGCCGGGAAAGGCCCGCCCGAGCCCAATCACCGCACCGGGATACGGTTCGGTGCCACCTTTCTTATAGGTGGTGCCGACGATTCGGCGCGGGGGAGCACCCGACGACGGCGCAGGCGTGGGATCACCATCCGGCTTCTTGTACGTTCGGGCCATGAATCGTCTCCACCAGCGAAAAAGAGCCGAGAGCATAGAAAAAGGGCCACGGTACCGGCGTGCCATCACACGCCGATCTCATGGCCCCTCGTTCCATGCCCCCGGATTTGACCGTCACACACCGCAACCGGGGATCGCGGCTTCGGGTTGCACTCCCTAGTGCGACGGCACACTTATTTGCGCTCTGGTTGCGTCGGTCCTTTCGGCGGTTGCTTCGATCGACTCACGAACCACGCGACGAGCAGCACCACGACGACGACCACGACCGTCACGTAGGCGGCATCGATCGTCATCGCTTCCTGACTTTGCGGGGCAATCCCTTGCTCTTGGTGGACGCGAAGTGGTGCAGATCCTTCAGCGACATGCCCAGGAGTCCGCGATTCCGCTTGTACAGTTGCTCCGGATGATGCTCCGCAATCGCCGCCGCGATCCGTTGGTTCTTGCTGACCGCTGGCACGCGACGAGTCAAGCACGGTTTTCGCTGAATCTCAACTTTACGGCGTCGTGAAGGGACCGCTTTTTGACGAACCGCTAGTCACGGCTGAGCTAGCTAGGCTACAATGATCTGCTACGCCCTAACCACTCTGATGAGAGAGGACTACGAAGATGCGAACGCGAATCCTGTGTGTTGTGACAGTTGTGCTCATGGCAAGCGCGTGTAGCGGAAAGAATCCCGCCGCGCCCACGCCACCCCCCATTCCCGCCGCGTCCCTGGTGCTGACCGGTCAAGGAAGCTTCACCAATTGCACCATTCTTGGTGACTGTTTGTTCAGCGCGAGCATTCAGAACGTCGGCCCCGGCTGCGCGGCCAATACGACCGTGGTCGTACGCTTTTACGATGCGGCCACAGGCGGCGCGCAAGTGGGCGCGGATGTGCAGATGGGCGCGACGGGCGGGTTGAGCGGGCGCACAATTCGGCCGCAAGAAATTGTCCCGCTGACCGCGTTGAGTGTCATCAGCCCGGCGATTAACACCAAGACCAAAGCCTATCAACTGTTCCCGACGTGGACCGACGTGCGCTGTTGATTCCCCCGCGTTGCGATATACACTGATGAGCGATCGGCGCGTCGGCCTCTCTCATCAGGAGTGAACGACTCCCGGCCTTTGAAAAGCCGGGAGCCCGTTCGTAAAATCGGCGCGTCGGTCTCCTTCAGGCCATCCAGCCGCCCGAGCTATCGACCGAGCGCGGCTGATTCGCCGCCCGAAGCGCGTCGGTGGACGCCTTGATCATCCGCTGGCGTTCTTCTTCTTCCGCTTCGGTCATCTGCGAGCCGCCGAAATTCAGTTCCAGATATTCCAGACAGTTCATGCCGTGCTCGTACCAGCCGTCTTTTTTCGGCTTCCGCACTTGTTTGCTCCCGACCGACACGTAATGCTCATCCCACACGTACCCGGCTTCGCACGCGTCGGCAATGAAGGTGAACGGATCAGGCCCGTCCTTGCTGACCCGGAGCCAGCGCGTGTACCGGCCCAGGTCATCCATTGTGCCGTCCACGGCAAACGCTTCCCCCCACGGCGTGCGCCGCCGCATATGACCCGCCACCCGCTCGACCATCGCCACCCGCACATCCGGGGCGTTCGCGTTTTCCCGGTAATGAATCTGGTGCGACGCCGGATAGAAGCGCCGCAGCACTTCCAGCGCATTCTGGCGAATCCCCTGCGCGGAATCGTGCGTCCCTGCGGGATCACAGCACGTCAGCAGAGTCGTCACGCGAGGAAACCACGCCGCCCGGTACGCCTGGACGATCGGCAGGAAGTCTTCGAGCCACATATTCTGCCCGAGCACCCCGCCGAGCACTTGCACGCCGCCGCCGATCGGAAACTGCGCCCACACCACGCACGGATGATGCTTCCCGAAGTCAATCGCTTCGCAGAGCGCCAAGCCCGGCACATAGGACAACGGCACTTCATGATTGACGCGGTTGAAGGCGCTCTTATAGACGGGCTCGCCAATGACGTTGAGCCCGCGCATCCCGAGCACCATCGGCCGGTACTTCGCGTGCCCCACCGGATACGCGGCTTCAATGCCCTTGATCGTTTCCGGACTCAGATTGTGCGCGTTGTCGTAAATCGACAGCCGGTAGTACTTCCGATTCGGATCAGGCGAGCCGTTCTCCGGAAATTCCTTCGAGAGCCAGTGATTGTACGCGGACGGATTGGGCGAAAAGATCGCCTGTTGCGGGAAGCCCGGTTGCGAGAGCCGCGAGCACAGTTCCAGAAACAGATCGTGCGGAAGTTCTTCGGTCTGGTCGTTGTAAATGAGCGCGACCGTCAGCCCACGAAGCTTGCTGTACCGGAGCGTTTGATCGGCCGCTTTCAGCCCGAAAATGTACGCCCGGCTTTTATTGGGCAGTTCATCGTACTGTTCCGCGTCGTTCCACTTGATCGGCAGATTGTTCATGGCGCAGACAGCCCGCCACGGCGGTCTGAGCTTGGAATCGGTGTCGCCGTCCGTGTAGCGGGAGAGATACGCGTGCATCCCCGGATACTGGACGAGCCACTTGCAGACTTTGTGCAGGCAGGCGGTAGTCTTACCGGACCGGATCGCGCCTTCCAGATCGATCAGGCGCGTCGTATCTCGCATGAACAGCGAGATCGGTCCCTTCCATTGCATCCGGACCCGTTCCGGTCCGGCCTCTCGCGGCACGCGGCCCCACGGTCCGTCGCCCTGGGGTTACTGAATCTTCTTCTCTTTCGCCGCGATTTGCTCAGCCGCCCACTGATTCACCTGACCCACATCCGGCCACACGTTGTCCGGCACCTCTGGATGTGCCCGCTTGTAGGCATGCATGAGCGCCATCGACGCCTGATGATACAACTGGAAACTGTGTTCGTAGTCCGCGACCTGTTCACGGAGTTTACGAATTTCATCCGCGAGCGCCGAATAGTTGGCCGCGTTCTGGTCGCTCATCACGACGCCACCACGTCTAACGGCTGCATCGTCCGGCACCGGGGACATTGCACCATGTCCCCGCGATAGTCCTTCGTCGTCGAATCCCATCCGCCGTACGGTTTCAGTTGCCCTTTGCCGATCACAATCCCGCACTGACGGCACCGCCACTGTTCGTCTGGATGCGGCACCGGAGCCGTCGCCCCTGGAGCCGCTTCCCCGCCGCCTTCGTGCGCGTCGAGCAACTGTTCCAGTTCGCGAATGACCCGCTGAATCAGAAACTCATTCGGATATTGATCTTCCCACCGATCCATCCGTTCGCGGATCGCGAGCCCCAACGGTGACTTCGCCATGCTAGGTCGGCTGCCCCGCAATGAACGGCCCGCCGATGTTCGTATTCGGCCCCACGCCCACGACGCCACGCGGCAGCGTGAACAGACTCACCTGCGTATAGACTGTCTCGTCCAGTAGGTCTTGCAGAAACGCCCGTTCGCCGTCCACCAGCACACGCGGCTTCTCTTGCTCCACCGGCCAGTGCAGCACGCCGATCACGTCGTCATTCAGATCGTGCAATTCCAGATCGACATTCATGATGCCTCCTACGCCGGATAGAGCGCTTCAAACCGCGCCTTCACCTTCGCCAACTCCCGAAGCGCCGGTACCCGGTCTTCCTTTTCCTGCTTCTCCGCAAGCTCGTAGAGCGCCGGAAAGCCGCTTTCGACCGACGCAATAATCTCCGCTCGCGTCGCCGTGCGACCCTGAAAGAACCACAGCAAGGAGACCGGTTCCCCGATCGCAATCAACGGCTTCCCCTTGCCGTCGTTGAAAATCTCATACGTCTTGGTTGTCCAGACCAACGTGACACCGGGATTCCGCTCCTGCATGATCCCCGCGACGTTCGCTTTCAGCCCGTCGGTGAAGGCGTCTTCGCGCCGGACCATCGTCGGCCGCGAGAGGAAGGGACAATTCTTTGCCGACCACACGGCGCACTCTTTATGACAGGCGGGCTCACTCGTCGTCCGATTGATCCCGCACATGGGGCCAATCACGTACGAGAGATACGCGCCCAGGTAATCCCCGCACACCCAACAGCGGCGTTCGTGGACCGCCTTCACCCACTTCTCCCGACTCATGGCCCGAAATTCCGGCCGTCCGTCAATCCACTGCACGAACCACGGCACCGGATAGCCGCGCTCGTCTAAGGGAAGACGCCGCATTCGCACTGGCAAGGTCTTCGCGTCTAGCTCCGGTCTGAGTGTAGCCATCCCACATCCGCCATTCTGATTAACTGTTCCACTTCACTCTGCGACAGGGGACTGTTGGCCGACTGCATGATCCAGGCAAGCGCCGTCACGAGCGCCACGCGCAGCGCCGAGACCTGTTGTTCCAGTGTCGCGATCCGTTCCTGATCACTCGGCATGGTGAATCGTCGTGCCCGGCGGATACGGAATGGTATTCGCCGCGACCGACCGCACCACCGTGTTCCCGTTCCACACATAGCCCGGCGCGTACTTCTCCAAGGTCGGTGTCCCCAGGGCACAATCATCCGACTTGATCCCGTAGTAGCCTTCCGGCACCGTGTTGTCCTCAAAGCAGAAATTCACCCACGGTTCCGCGTCAAACGTCAGGAAGCTATTGATCTCACTCCCCGAAAACTGGTTGCCGCGAATCGTGACATCCTCCCCGCCGTGCGCCATCAGGATACACCGTTGGTTCGCCCCCCACCGGGGTTCAATGTGCTCAAAGACATTCCCTTCAATCAGCACCCGCTTCATGGTCTGCGACGGATGCGTGTAGTCCCGGCCCAGGAGATTCACCCCGCCCGCCGTGTACTGGATCGAATTGTTCCGAATCGTCACGTCTTCAATCGTGGAATAGGGAGCCCCGCCTTCCTGATTCCGGACATTCAGCACAATTGCATACCCCGCCTGCCCCTCCACCCAGGCAAACTCAAACCGGTTGCCTTCCACGAGCGCCTTCTTGACATTCTTCAATTCAAACAAGTTCTTGACGTTCGACCACCCCCACCACTGCTGGCGCTTATAGAAGTAGTTCTGCACCACCGTCACGTCTTCCGGAATGTCACTCTCACTCGCCGGATCGGTCCCCCCAATATGCAGATTCACCGACGCCGCTTCCAGCACGCACCCCCGCACCAGCAACCGCTTCACCCCACTCCACCCGGCAATCGCCTGCGTCTCCTGCCCGTCCCCTTTCTGAATGTTCGTAATGTCACTGTCGAGAATTTTCACGTCCTGCGACCGGACCCACACGCCCCGATGCTGCCCCTGGAGCGACCCCACCAACCGGCATCCACGCATCTCCAACCGATCGCCCGTCGCGACCAACGCACTATTCGGCTGGTTCCCCACGACCGAGCACCCGAGCAACTTCACATCCGGCACTTGCACGTCGATCGTCCCCGTCACCGCCGCGAGCGACAGCGTCACCGGTTTCGCGATCACGAGATCACACACCGTCCGCACCTCCCCCGACACCACCACCGTTTCCCCGCCACTCAACCCCGCCAACACCGACTCCAACGAATCCCCCGGCCCCACCACCACCGCTGACGACGGCGGCTGCTGCTCAATGATCTGTAACGCGTCCTCTTGCCGCCCGATCGACTCCCCGATCGCCTTCGTCGCCTGCTGCGTGTACCCTTGCGCGATCTCCGCCGCCACGATCGCGTCCCGAATCACCGCCGCCGCGTCCGTGCTCTTGACCTTACGCGCCATACCTGCCCGCACTTCTCCGTCGCCCGTTCCGCCCCCCGCTCACGCGTGCCCCACCGGTCCCACCGGCCCCGGCTGCGCCATCCACCCCGCCCCGTCCTTGCGGTTCCTCCCCATCCCCCACCCCCGCCCCTCAACGTACGCTCCCACGCGCCCCCGTCAACCTCACCCACACCAGCACACTCTTT